CTGTAAGACTGTTCCCAAGCTCTCTAGCAACAATGTTACTAAAGTGTAAGATGACCTTCGTAAGAGGGTCACCCATGAGCACACCTCGATTGAGCGTGATCATTCTAGTACCATCAGCGTCCACTGAGGTACCGTACTTACTGAGTACAGATGTACCAGTAAAGAAGATTCGACGTGGTTTATAGCACACACGTCGTACAATTCCTTGGAGAAGTGGTGGAATCCCACACTTCCCCATCCATTTCACGGAGCATAGCTCTGCGAACTGGTGGACCATTCTGTCCGTTGCTTCCTGGAAGTCTGTGCTCCCAGCGAAGATCTCTTCCCAGACTACTTGTCTTTCGATATAGTCTGCGAACACTATTTCAGTGCGTCGGGATCTGTCCTCTTTGAACAGTTCCTCGACCATCTCTTCAGAGAACATGTCTTTGAAGAGGTTCCATCCGTGATGAGATTTTCCCATCCCAGATTCAGAAGACTTGTATCCCTTCTTTAAAGGATACGAGCATATCCTGGAGATAGTGTCGAGCACTATCTTCAGCGTGGCGCGGCCCTTCGTTACGGACCGTGGCTTTCCTGGCTCCTTGACTAGTGTCAAGAAGGCATCTCCAAGTTCTTCGGGATTCGTCTCGAGAACTTCCTGTAGACAGGCATAGAAAATTGCTGTGCCTATCGATTCAAAATCCTCTTTTCGTTTCCAATCGAGGATTCTACCATCATTGAGATCTCTCTCAATGATCAAATGGTCATCATCGTATTTTGACATGACCTCTAAGATGGCCTGCGCTGTGCCGCCATCTTTTCTCGTGTCCTCCCAGCAGGCGGACCCGGTTACCGTGACTCGTGCTTTCGTATCGAGCCCCGTAAAGATGTCTCCAGGAATGGTAGACATGCTTTTATCTAGAGCAGCGTTGATTAGACGTAGCTCTGTATGTGTCAATCGCGGAGGTTCTTCTGCGACTGATTTCAAAAATTTCTCCTTTGCTTGTAAGACAACCAAAGGTGGCGG